GCCAGTCATACTTTGGACTAAGCGCATAGTTGTTGTCAACATAAAGCCTACTGGCGTGCCTGAAATCACGAATCTGATCTCCGGTAGCAAGTTGTTGTAAAAATCCGTCAAATATTCCCATGTGTGATACCTTTCTAATATTTATGCCAAAAAAATACCTGGTCAAAGCCAGGTATTTTTAAACATATTAATTATTAGGTTATACCAGTAATCAATGTTCCTAGTGTACGGCCAACTGCTGTACCAACACCAGTTCCTGTTGGAGTCTGAACTGCGTTATCATATGTAACTGTTAGTGTAATTTCTGCAGGAGCACTTTCAGTGTATGACATTTCGCCGTAATTGACTTGATTGACAAATGCACCATACAGTTCCCATGTTTCTAAAACATTGGGCTGATTTGCACCATTACCACCGTCTAGCATTTCAAACTTAAGAAGAAACTTATAATCAATACCAGAACTAGCTGATGCTTGTTCTGCAAAATCAAATTGCTTCTGAATTTGTTCGCCGACTAACTTGCTTACATTTCCGCCGGCATCATCACGCAAGGTAACTGTAACTGGCTCCCAGCTTGGTTTACCTACCAAATTGACCTTTGAGTTATATGCTTCAATTACAAACGGATTGAAGTTTACATTTGGGCGGCTAATACTAGCTACTTGTTTTGTCAATTCAACTCTGTCGCTACTAACACCAAAATTTTCAAATACTGCACGGAAGCGATATTTTAATTTAGGCATTAACAAGCCTTGTGTGCTAGCACTTTGGTTAGTTGCTAACGGTACTGTAAATCTGTTTAATGAGGCTATTGCCATTTATATTCTCCTGTTATAGGTATTTATCAAATTTTTTCCAAAATTTTCTAGGGGGTATTTTACACCCCCATACCCATATTATACACCTGCTGCTATATCACCTGGATTCTTTAAGCGAATTGGGATGTAGATAAATTCAACATCTTTCATTGGCTCGATTGCAATGTCAACATACAATTCGTTTCTTGCGATACGAGTTGGTGTGTTATTTGTGTCATCGCAAACTACTAGGTAATCGTAAATACCACGTTTTGCCACTAGATCGTTAATTGCACCACTGATGATGTTCTTGATTTGATCACGTGTAATCTTGTCGTTTGGTTCAAACAAGAATCCGTTACCAACGCTGGCAAGGATTGTACGAATGTAGTTAACCAAACGTGCTACGTTGATACGATCCAAGCTGCTTGCGGTTGGATTACGTGTTTTCTGTCCCCACACACACAAACCAACACCCGGTAAGTTGGTGATAGGGTTAATCTTGTTTTCATACAATACATCACGTAGTCCAGTACGAATACTGTTAAAGTTAAATTCACCTGTGGTTGAATCAATGTATCCAATGCTGCTTGCATTGTCTACCAGACCGCGACGTGTACCAGCTGGAGCAAACCATTGATAGCTAACGTTATCGTTAAAAATCATTGTGCGTAATGCCATGTGACTTGCAGGAACAACAATGTCGTTGCCCTGTAAATCGCTAGTCTTGCCACTTGGATAGTAAACTGCAAGATATGGATCAGCAGTTGCCAAGCCATCACCGTTGACGTTGTTGCTCCATAGTGCAATATCAATTGCATTAGGTGCTAGACGCATTGGTGTGTCACCAATGATAAATGCTGTATTGGCACGATCGTTGTTCAATGCAACCATTTCGTCAATGGTTTCTACATAACCAGGAGCACAAATAATGTTAAATGCATATTGTTCTTCACGCACTTCGGTGCTTGCAATCAATGCTGCTTGCATTGCTGCTGTAACCATACGACGCTGTGCCTGACGACCCATATACGGACTACCATTGTCTTTTAATCCACTGGCAGTTTGCCATGTGTTTTTAACTGTTGGCAAGTTAGCACTTGCACCAGGAACTGCTGGTAAGTCAGGATATGCGTTAGCATTAAATTTATTGCTTACATATTGTTTTACATTATAACCGCTACGGCGTGTGTTGAATAACAACATACCGCGTGGATATAGTCTAAAGTCTGGCGCATCTTGGTCAATATAATCGCTTTCTAATAGATCGTAAATGGCTGGAAGAGAGCCAGTAATAATATCTGTAGTGCCAGTGGTATCCCAACGTGCATCTGCAAACACAATTCCATTTTGTCCAACTTGATCTGTGGTATCAACTAAAATCCAAGCGTCGCCATCGTAACGATATATCACTGGATAATTTTCAAGATCACCGCTGTCTAACCAAAGGTCACCTGCTGCTAATGCAGTAACACCGTCACTTTGTTTTTCTGGTTCGCTTGCGCTAATAATAACGCCCTCTGGATCGGTTAACGACAAGTCGTAACCGCGAGCATCTGTAGTTGATCCATCATAGTAACTGCTGTGATATGATTTCCATCCGCCAATCTCGTTAATCATGATATCAACACTGGCAGGATCGCTGTAGTACCATAATGTTCCGTCAGCTGGCTCTTGGTATGGTTCAGATGTACTGTAGGTCAATATAAACGAAGTAGAATTAGGAACTTCCCAGTTTGTCAATGCAAGAGTAGTACCGTATAATATTGTACCTGTTGTACTACTAGTAAATCCAGCATCTGCGGTTGGAGTCCCGGTATCATCTGCTAGATAAATGTCGCCACCATAGATATGAGTAAATGTAATTACATTGCTGGTGCTGACACTGATATTAAGTTCAGGAATATTTTTTGCTAAAATATCGCTAACAAAACTTGCGGTGCTTGTTCCAGTCAATGTGACAGTATATTCAGTGATGTCTGCAGATCCAATTTCAGTCACACCAATTATCATAGCGTCACTGATTGTGAACGGACTAGAAGTTGTTGCTGTGCCGCTGACTACTGTCTGTCCAGTAACACGACGACGGAACGGTTTAAATCCGCCGGTGTCTGTTCTTAGAGGATCGTATCCAATCCAAACAGTACCTGCGGCAATACCATTACCGCCACCGCTTGCATCTAATCCAAACAACGCATCTTCGGCTCTATTATAAAATTCTGTGGCCAAGGTTGCAAAAGTACCTGTACTTGTGCTGTAACGCTTGATAACAAGGTCTGCACCGCTACCGGTTGCACCAACTTTAGCAAATATTGATCCGCTTGGTCGAGGTGTGGTATCTGTGCTTCTCCAGCTTGGCATTGCTGTAAAATTACCGTATTCTAAAACAGGATTTGCGTATGTGCCAGCAGTGATGCCCAATGTGGTTAGGCCAGTTCCAGAACTATTAGAGATGGCAATTTTACCATCAGCGGTTGAACCGTTACTCATTGCCAAACTTGTAGCATATAGATACAGTTTACCATCAACATTTGCTGCGGTAACACCAGTCACTGCTGCCGCATTAATTGCTGCAACCACTTGATCTAGTGTCCGTGCTGCACCAGTATTACCAATAGTAATAGCAGAACTGGCATTAATCACAATACTTGCTGCTGGCGTTGATGACGCAATTTGAGGATTTAATGCTGTGGCTTTGATAGTGGACCACGATGTTTGCCACTGTGTTGTACCTACACGCACCCAGACATTGTATTTTGCATCATCAGTTCTAATATTTGCACCTGCCTTGTAGAACATGTGTACGTTTGTACCAGTCCAAGCTACTGCATATTGTCCAATTTGACCAATGCTAGATTTTGGTACATTAATACCGCCTGACACAGTGGTATCATTGGTATTATCTGTAATCAACAGTGGAGTTTTAAGAGTAAATGCGCCAGCGACTGCATCCCACTCATTGATACCAAATTTGGTTTCTGCTAGGTCCAACCAATGTGTACCGTTACTAACAGGATTAGTTGGACGAACACTGGTACCTTGTAGTGCATTTAAATCAATATCTGCACGAATTGCATAAATTCTGTTTACGTTGCCTAGCGCACTATATGCTGCCATTAAACCGTATTCATTGCGTTCGTCACCGTGTAATGGTGTACCTGCTGCGCTTTGTTTGAAGCTTGGGTAACCCATTGCACTAATTAATTCACGCTGGCTACTATATGCTAATAGTTTACCTGCTCTTGCTGCGGTAGTGTCAGCAGCAACCGCACCCGATGGGTTGGTTTTATCTTGAGCCGTTGCCATAATAATAAGAGGTACTGTGCCAACTGCACCTGGAACGTATTGACTTTCGTCTGTTACGCTAAGTTCTAATCCTGGGGATACTAGTGCCATGTTCTCATCCTTTAACAAAACATTTTGTAGTATTTATTAAAGTACATCTATTTTTGGTAGTTAGCGGTGCCTTTCGAAAGGTTTATATATAAATACCAGTATGTCTAGACCTCTTTGTGCCGCATGTAACGGAAATCCA